GGGAGATTGGACAACGTACCAGCGTCGATAAGTTGACGGAGTGCGGATGTAGCTGTTCTTGATAGGCCCCCGAGCATGTGGATAAGGCCAAAGCCATAAAAACCAAGACCGGGTAAAAACTTATAGTGAACAAAGTATTGTATTTTTTTACGAAGGAGATCATTTTCTTGGTAATTTCTATAAATAGATAACACCTTTCCCGATCCTTCATCAACAGTGACAACATAAGGCAGTTTAATACCAGTAGGTTCTCCTGTTTGCGAGTTTTTATCTTCGAAACCAGGTATGTCCAAATCGCAATGAAACTCTAAGAGTACTATGTCCTCCGCGTTTTGTGTAGGAGTGATACCATCAAGTTGATCATACTTTTCACCAGCTTCATTTTTATCTGTTTGTGACATGTTAACATCAATATCACGGTACATACCACTTACTTGTTTTTTACGTAATTCATTACCCATTGTTTTAACAACATGAGTAACACGCTCACAAGATTCCATGTCTGTTGAAACATATGGCATAACCACATCTTCTGCTGGTACAAATTTTGATACTGCTCTTCCTTTTACACTATCATAGTAAACTTTTTTAAAGGCACTACCCGCTAATGGTAAATGAAATAACATCTGATCGAGTTCTTGATCGTATTCTTCCATTTCATAACTAATTTGATAGTTCATGAATTCTTTAACACGTTGTGATTGTTCTTCAATCGCTGGTGTTATTTCTCCCACTATTTGTGTACGGATAGGGCCTTCGGGAGGTAGTAACTCTTTATAAGCTTGCGCTTGAAACTGTGTAACTGTTTCTGCTAGTAACGGGTGTGTAACACCTGTTGCACCAGCAAATGGTTTAGATCTATCTTCATATTTAAAACCTAATAGGTCTAAGCCATCGGTATATGTTTTAAGCCAATCGGCTCTTGCATCTTTATCATATTCGTAGTCGCTAGTTAAATCTGCTGATAATGCATCTAATTCATCATCTGGCATTAATTCTGCAAGATTAGCATTAAATGCTCCTTCTTCTGATGTATCTTCTGCAGGATTAACTAGTGCTGATCCATCTTCTAACATAATGGTATTATCAGAATTTCCGGGTGCAGTGATTTGTGATTCTGCAGCCGGTTCAATTTCTAAGTTTATATCTTCATTAACTTTTTCTATAGCCATTATATTCCTTTAATTAAATCATTTATCGCAACAAGTCCACCTTTTGCATGTCTAGTGCTCGTTCTACTATCAACGCCTCGTTGTAAATCGTGTAATTCTTGAAAAGCTTGTTCCATAGCATCTTTTGGTGACACTCCTTCTCTCATTCTTTCAAAGGCTCTTTCTGAAGCAGAGGCAGCTATTTGTTCTGCAAAATCTTCATCTACTCCACCTGTTATTAAATCATCTACTATCTTTTGTCTTATACCTTCTTTTAATTGTTCATCAGTCTCGCGACTTTCATTTCTTCTAGCCTTAACTTTTTTTAATTCTTCTCTTATAAACTCTTTCATACCTTCTGGTGCTTCATCAATAAGTTTTCTTTCCTCATCGGTTAATCCTTCTTCATCTGTTATTTCTTCATCTGACATTTTAGACATATCTGGATTAAAAATTTTATTATATAAAGCTACTAAGCCTGCTATTCCTGTAGGAGTTCCAAAACCTCCTGTCATAATACGAGGTGGACCCATATAACCACCCCCACCTTCTAGTAGTTGTGGGGTACCTGTAATTCCACCACCAGGAATTGGTAATCCATAAGGACCTATTCTTGCTACTGCCATTATTCTACTCTAGAAAATCCTACGTTTCTATCTTGTGGATAGTTACCTGTTAAACGATTCATTAAGTTACCTATTCCTTCCATCATTTTAGTTGGAAAAACAGGTTCTGTTCTATCTTCCATTGTTTGTTCAACACTTGGAATTAATTGATACAATTGGTCAATAATTAAATTAATATTATCTTCCGACGTGTCTCCTTGTTGAGAAGCTATTTGTAAAGCAGCGCGTATCACGGCGTTATCCTCAACCTGTCCAAAATTATCGCGGTTCATGGCTGATTCTTCTAGCATTGCCATTCTATCTTCAAAACCACCTTCGGCATAGCCTATTGGTCTCATCATGTAATCCATGTTCATCATTCCTCCTTCATTCATATTTGGCGTAAACATTCTTTTTAGTATATTTTCTCCTTGAACCATTTTCTTTGCTGCTGGTTCAATAATTAGTGGATCTATTGCTTCTTCTTTTACTTGTTTTGCAGCGTTAATAATCATCGGTGCATCTAAAGCTAAACCAGCGGCCAATCCAGGTGGACCACCGACCGTTTTAAGTACTGCACCAAATGCACCTTTTGATACTAATACACTAATGCCAGCCAACATTGCTTTTGCTTTTTTTGTGTTGCCTGCTTTAAATAATTTATCTACTTGTGATAAAGCAAAATCTAAATTTAATCGTTGAGCAGCATTTAATGTTTTTTTAGCCATATCTCGTATTTCTGTATAAACCTTAGATTGTAGTTTAGGTTTTTTTACGCCTTTTGCGCTTTCTGGTGTCATGAAAGTAAAATCAAATAATGTATCTAAGGTTTTATTTAGATTAGCTTGATTAAATTTGATACCCGACCTTAACATTTTAAGTCGTTGTTCTTTTGCGTATTGCGATAAAAATCCAGAACTTTTAATTACATTAATTTGTTTAGTATCTAATCCTTTAAAAGCTGTCTCTCTAAATTTTTTTAATGCTTTACTAAATTCGTTTGCATTTTTAAAATTTTCTATTCTAGGAATATTTTTAAATTTTTGAATTGTTGCTGTATTAATTCTAGCTTTTTGAAATGTTTCAAATATTTTATTATAGCCCATACTTCGTTGAACTTTAGAGCCTTTTTTTAAATTAGTAATTCTTGTTGTGTCTCGTACATAAGAGGGATCATCTATTGCATCAAATACTTCACCAACTTCTTTTACGCTAGTTCCTAGCTGCGGTATTTTTACATCACCACCGGGGGCATAACCTGGTAAGGATACTATACCACCTTTAGCACGTCCTGAAGTTGAAGATGATTTATAACCAACATTATCCACAGCAGTTGTGGTGTTAGAACGCATAGAGCAGATAAGAGATTTAAGACTTGAGAATTTAGCAGGGATTAAGAAAGTTTGTTCTCCAGCACCCGCTGTAACCGATGCTTGGTAAGACCTGTAACTCTCAGTAGAGATTGCGTAACGTCCTCCGTGTGCGTTTCTAATATCTTGCGATGCTTGGGCTGAAAGTTCTACAAAAGATGTAACATATTCTACATCACTAACACTCCAGTCAGGGGCGTTATTTTGGTCGGTGTTATTAATAGCACCTAAAGAGGCAGAGGCAAGTTCTAATTCAATTCTAAGGTCACCAGCAGACATCTCACCCACAGGCAGGGCTTTAGAAGCCATAGTGCCTACCACGCCTGAGATAAGGGGGAATGCGAACACACGAGGAGAACCATTAGCAACTGTAGCACCTCTACGATTAACATTACGAGAAGTGGATATATCATTAGAGGCGTATGTTTGTCCGTCTTCGCCACCACTTGTAATACTACCTGTTTTACCAAGTTCAGCACCATTAACCTGTAAATCAAAAAGCATAGAGGCAATAACACCATAATCGTTAATGTCTTCTAAAAGATTACTGCCGTGATAGATAGTAATACGTTGAATAAGAGAGTTAATGTTATTATCCACAGTCATACTATCAGCGTGGTTATTGGTTACTTTAAATTTAAGGTAAGATTGATGTGGTTGATAAAATGTGTTTGGTCGTCCGCACGGAATGCTAAGACGAATAACGTTGGACGGTTGAAAAGTTGAACCGTTAGTTGGTGGGAGATTTTGTAAATACTGTCTCGCCGACGCACTAACAGGTCTTAACGAGAAGTTTAAATCTTGGGGTAAGGCTTCGCTCATTTTTATATAATAACTATATATTTTATTTTTTTTAAAATTTTTTTATAATTTTTGTAAAATAGAATTATAAAAAAAAAAATACCAATCAAACTAACAAATTCTCCTAAATCTTAAATCAATTAGATAAAATCGTGGAAATCACTATTTCTGTAAAACAATTAAATAAAAAACCAAAAA